GTTCTTCTGGGTAAACCGGAGATCAAGAGTCCCGTTACTGTGGACAGATACCGCAAGATGATGGAAGCTACCACTCTGGGACACCAGCGCGGAGCTGCCGCCTTAAGAAACCGACTGGAGATGCAGCATAAGCGCGAGGCACCGAAAACCGCCATGACATACTGGACCCTTGACGGATGGGATGTGGAACTGGTTTATCAGAAGAAACAGGTGAAGCCCAAGACGGTGAATGGAGAGAAGAAGAACTATATGACGACTACTTACCACAACCGTAAGACAATAGTAGTGGTGCTAGATGCTTGTAAAAAGTATCCTATCGGCTATGCTATCGGTGATCATGAAAGTCCGGCGCTCATCCGTGAAGCCTTGCGCAATGCAATCAAGCATGCCTGGGAGCTGTTTGGGAACCGCTATAAACCGATACAGTTGCAGAGCGATAATTATCAGAAGGGAGTAATGGTTCCGTTTTATGAGGCACTGACCAAGTATTACACTCCGGCTGCAATCGGTAATGCGAAATCCAAGATCATTGAGCCTTACTTCAACTATCTGAACAAGACCTATTACCAGCTTGAGAAGAACTGGAGTGGTGTGAATATCAACAGCAGACGAGAGTCTCAGCCCAATGTGGAGATCCTTAACCGTAACCGTCATCTCATTCCTGATGAAGCCGGCGTACTGGCTCAGATACATGGAATCATGAGAAAGGAAAGAGCGAAGAAGCTGGACGCTTACCTTGCCGCCTGGGAAGGTACTCCCGATGAACGTCGCCTGCCATTCAGCGACGAGGAATACCTGATGCTGATGGGTGATACCACAGGACGTACCAACCGTCTGACAGGAAAGGGACTTCTGATTGAACTGGCGGGTGAACGGATCAACTTTGAGAGCTTTAACATGGAACTGCGTAATCACTATAATGAAGACTGGGTGGTTCATTACGATCCCGACGATCTCTCCCAGGTACTCATCTGTAATGCGGAGGCAACCAAGGGTCACTATGTAAAGAAAGAAATCGGCGACCTGCGCTTCCTGATGCATCGTGATATCAAGACTCCGATGGCCTTAGTCGATCAGAAGCCGGAACATTTCGAACACCGTAAGAAAGTGAATGAGTTCAATCGACAGTTCGAGCAAAGGTATATTGAGAAGCAGGAGCATGTAGACGAAGTGATTTATTCTATGCGGGAGAGAATTCCTCTACTTAAGAGTAACAACCTGCTTGACCGGGCATTGATTCTGGACAGTAAAGGAAGGCACAAGGATAGAAAATATGAGGCAAGGGAAGATGTTCAGGATGTGGAATACGAGGAGATCTCCTCCGGACCGGTCAAGATACTGCCTCCTGTCGCGGACGACGATTACGAGTGGAGCACTTCAGATATGAGTTTTTCAAGATAATTAATAACATAAAAACAATATAAAGATGGACAAGAAAGCATTAAAACTGTACATAGAGAATTTGATAAACCGCGGTTCCTCACCTGCAGAACTGGCACGTCGCTGTGGCGTATCCGACACCGCCATGTCGCAGTTCCGTTCTGGAAAATATGGAGCGAATGACGACAACCTGGCAGCCAAGATAGCATCAGGGCTTTATTTCTACGAAAACTCACGTAACGTAGTTGACAGCGTAACCTCATACAAACAAGTTATGACGGCCTTTACTGCAGCGAAGAAAAAGAGTAAATGGATATGTATCAGCAGCCGTAGTGGAAGTGGAAAAACACAGTCACTCATCGACCTGTACAACCTGTACAGCGACAAAGGTGTAGTCTATATCAAATGTCGCAAATGGAGCAGCCGCAAGTTCCTCACCCGTTTGGCACAAGCTATGGGAGAAACCGTGAAGGGAAATATGGACAATGATGACTTGCTCGACTTGTGCGTCAGACACATGAACGGCATATCAGGTCGTAAGCCTATCCTGTTGATTGATGATGCCGGAAAACTTACTCATTCGGCTATGTGCACGCTTATTCCTTTATATGACGACACGCTTGGCCGCATGGGATGCTTGGTAGCCGGCACAGAAACATTGGAACGCAATATCAAACGCTATGTGGGACGTATTGAAGGATATGACGAGATAGACGGTCGTTTCGGACGGAACTATATAGACTTGTTTGGAGCGACAAAGAAGGATGTCATCAATATCTGCCTTGCTAATGGCATAGATAAGGAGATGGCGGAATCAATATGGGGAAGACTCCCTAAGATAAAGAAACAGCCACGTAAGGATGACCCTCGTGAAGTACTGTTTGCCGCAGACCTGCGCGAACTCATTGGAATGATAGACGATGTTGTCATCAGAGAAGAATTCAGCAATGGAGGGCTGCAGGTATGATTCGTTCCCTTTCTTTTGACAATATCCTGAACAAGAAGTACGAGTACATTCCCTTCTCTAAGGACTTCATGGATGCGTTCGGCAAGCGTCAGAAGTCAGGGGCATGGATCGTCTACGGGAAATCCGGACAGGGAAAGACTTCATTCACGTTCCAGCTGGCAAGAGAATTTGACCGTATTGGTTACAAGGTACTCTTTGCCTCCCTTGAGATGGGAACGGAGGCTGACTTTAAAGATTCCCTTCTCGGATTTATGAACTCATCCAGAAGTGGAATGATCTTTTGGGACGAGATGCCCACTTATGATGAATTTGACGAATATCTGGGTAAACAAAGATCTCCGGACGTGATCATAATCGACTCTTTGCAGAGTCTTGAAGGAGAGATGGATGTAACGGCCAAGCAGCTGATAGAACTCAGAAAGAAGTATAATAAGAAGATTTTCATCTATATCTCTCATGTGGAGGGAAGAGAAGTGCAGGGAACGATGGCTTACCGGATAAAGAGAGACTGTTTCTCCCGTATTGAAGTAGACGGTTTCCGCGCTAAATATATCAGTCGTGGTGCTCCCGGTCCAAAAGGATTCTACGTAATCTGGAAGGAGGGCTACGAGAGACAATGGCTGAAAGACAGTGACGAACCACTAAATGACAACTATTATGAGCAGTAACAAACCTTCCACCCTGATACTTTATGCCACCAATCCTCAGAAAACCTTGCTTCATCGCCTTAAGCGGCAGACAGGGATGAGTGAGGATGATTATCGCGCAATGATCTATGATGCCAGTAACGGTCGCACTGACTCATCCAGACAACTATATAAGCATGAGGCTACACAGTTGATCAAAAGTTTACTTGATCCGCAAGGGGTGAACGAGAAACGCCAAGAGGAACAGGCGAGAATCGTGGGACAGATATTCGGTATATCTATGCACATCGGTATTCTCAACAAAGATTATCGTAGCGATGATCCTGAAGAGATTGAGATGAACAAGGCAAAGATCTCCTCCTTTCTGAAAAGACGTGGAAGCATCAAAAAGGATGTAAGCCGGCAAAATTTGGAGGAATTAAAAGAGACTTTAAAGCAGTTACAAACGATTAAGAAAAAGGAGGAAAAATGAAATGGGCTTATAGACTGACGATTGTCCTCTGTATTCTCGGAATCATCACTGGGGATAGCATAAGTACAAAGGTATGGGCTTCCAGTTGCCTGTTCTGGGTACTGATCGCTTCCAAGAACAACAATGACAACGACCGAAACGAGAGAAATCAACATAGTGTTAATTATTAAAATCAATTTTTATGGTAAAGACAAGAGTTAAAAAGACGGTTATTACCGGTGTGACAAACGAACAGGTAGAAGCGGCATTGAGCGAATTCTCGCAGGCTGACTCAAGAATTCAGAAGATCACTGCTGAGATGGAACTGAAGATTACTGCCATCCGTGACAAGCATGCAGAGGAACTGGCAGAACTTCAAAAGAAGAAGGATGACTCAATGGAGATCCTTCAGGTATTCGCTACGGAAAATAAAGAAAGCCTTTTCTCTAAAACAAAGAGTTACAAGAGTGCTCATGGAATTTTCGGATTCCGCACAGGAACTCCCAAGATCAAGCAACTTAAAGGTTTTACAAAAGAATCTGTGCTTGCTTTGGTAAAAGCCATTCTCCCAGATTACATCCGCACGGCGGAAGAAGTCGCAAAGGATCGTCTGCTTGCTGATCGTGATAAGGAAGAGGTAGCAGAGAAACTGTCTAAATGCGGTATGGTTGTAGTACAAGATGAAACATTCTATGTGGAACCCAAGAAAGAAGACCAGCCGTCCTGAGTACTCATATGCTCCTATCGGCAGCCGCTGGGTAGTTTATCACTGGGTGGAGACCGGGAGTATCAGCACGGCAGACAAAGTGGATGAGTTCCCCACCCGTGAAGAAGCAAGGAAGGAATGCTATCGGCTCAACGGCTGGAAGTATAAAGAGCCTGAAAAGAGAAAGAATAACCTCAAGTATTAATAATTTAATTTTTTACATTATGAATGAAATTTATTGGATGACCGTAATTGGTAACCTGTCTACTGCATTGACAGTCGTATGGATTGTAACTTTGATAATTATCGTTGTCATGCTGCTTGTTTTGTTGGTATCGGAAGGTGATGTAATCGAGGATAGGGACGACGAACACACATTCTTCAAATGGTTGAAGCGCTTTGTTGTCTGTGGTGTAATAGCAGCGATGACGAATATTTTTATTCCGACGACCAAGGAGCTGCTTTATATCTATGGTATCGGTGGTACGATTGACTATATCAGGACCAACGATACGGCAAAGCAGCTTCCGGACAAGTGTATCAAGGTGCTTGACCGTTTTGCGGATAAATATATTGACGAACCTGAAAAAGATAAATAATTATGGGAATGCACACATGGTTTGAGTGTAAAATCCGTTACGAGAAAGTAATGGAAAACGGAATGCAGAAAAAAGTAACAGAACCTTATCTGGTAGATGCTCTCAGCTTCACGGAAGCGGAAGCAAGGATAATCGAGGAGATGACTCCCTTTATCTCCGGAGAGTTTACAGTATCGGACATTAAGCGTGCCAACTACAGCGAAATTTTCCCCAGTGATGCCGAATGCGACGACCGCTGGTTTAAATGCAGGTTGTGCTTCATCACGATAGATGATAAGAGCGGATCTAAGAAAAAGACAAGCACCTATGTGCTGGTACAGGCTGCGGATCTGGGACGGGCAAAGGAGAACCTTGATACCGGCATGAAAGGCACAATGGCAGAGTATGAGGTAGCCTCGGTAGTGGAAACAGCTATCATGGACGTATATCCTTATACAGCTGACAAAGACGCCAATCCTGAATTCTCGGACGAGAAGAAAAAGCAAGAATGAACAGTTCAAAGGTAGTCGTAGTCCTGCTCATTGTATGTGAGCAGGACTCTCATAACGATCCGGAAGAGATGGTGAGCAAGGTTGTCACGGAGGAAGTGAAGCCGATACAGATTAAGCTGGAGAACCTCAAGTATGAGATAGATGACTTCATACACGAAGAGCGTAAACGAGTACGTTTTGGCTGGCATACGCGTGATAAGCCTTTCCATCCGCAAGATTTCAAACGAGAGATCACCTGGCATCGCATCAGGAGCCGATGCTTTTAAAGACAATTAAATAACCATTTAAAGACAATCTATGAACTTGAAAGAGAACAAAGATAAGAAGTCGATGAGGGCTATCCTTCAGGATGTTTCTCGTGTGACTGGGGTATCAAAGGTTCTGATCCTCTCTCGTGTGAGGAAACAGAAGGTGGCTGACGCGAGAATGCTATTCTGTCACATGGCTCGTAAGGAAGGCTATCTTTTGCGTGAAATCGCATCTTTCATCGGCAAGAGTTACTCTCGTGTATCGATGGCATGTTGTGATGTGGTACTGAGAAAAGAGACGTTTCACCCGTTCATTGACAAATTATCCCCATCCGTGAAGACGTTGTCTGATACAAGGAAAAGGAAATGTGTGCTGACACTAAAGGAAGGCGAACATGAATGGCCATTAAAGGCTTACCAGTCCCCTGTTGGGATACGACATGAGGGTAAGCGTCCTGACAGGGTAATCATTGACTGTTATCAGGAGTATAATCAGGAACAGTTATTGGAGTTCTCTAGATATCTGGAAACTATTGCTAAGGCAATGGCATTCTCAAATCCAGCGATAATAGCTATTGAAAATAGTAGTAAAGATGTTTATGATGCTAATAATACCAAAGACAATGAAAACAATTGACTCAATTATCATTCACTGCTCA